TCAATCGGTACAATGATTAACATCAACCGTGATATGATTCAGAAGCGTAGGGAAGTAATGGAAGAGTGTGCCAAGATTATTGACAAGTGCGGAGAGCATATCAAAACACTTGAGTCGTTGCTATCACAACAGTCACCACCAGATTCTAATGGGCTATATAACGCATAGAAATCGCATATCTACATTTTGTGGTGATTTTATACTATAAAGGTGGATACGCAATGATTCCCAATAAAAAAAATGCTTGCGGTGGTGCGTTTACGGATTGGCTTGAAGTAAATTTAATAGATAGATGCAATGCCGCTTGCTCATGGTGTGTAGAGCAGTACGGGTATCATCCAACTACTCACATAGGATGTGAAGAGTTATCTACTATTATAGTATCATCAGAATACAAAAATATTATTTTACTTGGTGGAGAACCTACTCTGTATAAAGATATAGGGAATCTTATTGTTGCTTTAAATGAAGCGGGCAAAAATGTATATATCACAACAAATGGGAGAAAACTAACGCCAGATTTTGTTAATGAGAATCTTAATGGTTTAACTGGTGTAAATATTTCGCTTCATCATTATGATATGAACAAGAACCAAAATATTACAAGATTGGTTATAAAAATAAAAGATATAATAGAATCAATTAAAATGCTACATAGGTTTGGAACAACAGTAAGGCTTAATTGTAATTGTATTAAAAAATATATTGATAGTAGAAAAGAAATAATGAACTATATAAAATTTGCCCAATCTATAGGAGCAGATAAGATTAGATTTGCAGAACTTAAAAATGATTTTGAAGGGTTTGTTAATCTTGGGAAAATATTAAATTACGAATATGGATTGAATGATAACCCATTTATATGCGGATGTAATAACGATGTAGTTATTGATGGTATGCCAGTTAATTTTAGACAGATGTGCGGGTTGCAGACACCACTCAGAATAACACCAATAGACCCTCAACAGATTAAACACAAGGTATTGTATTACGATGGTAAGTTCTATGATGGATGGCAATTAAACAAAAAGGAGAGCAAAATGGATTCCAAGAAATTAAAAAAGATTTTAGAGTTGGTGGCTAAGGGAGAATTAACACCAGAAGAAGCATTAAATATTATTGAACCGGAACTGGATGAGCATGAATCTGGCGGTGGTTGTGTATATTAAAGGAGCGGCAAAATGGAAACAATAGATGAAGTATTCGAGAGATTAAAAAATGATATATATTTGACGTTTAGGTACGACGAATGTGGCGAGTTGTGTCGAAGTGAAGATATGATAAATTTATTCTTGTCTGACATAGACTTTATAGAAAATCATATCAAAGTCTTGAACGAACACATTGAATTACTTCAGGAGCAGAATAAATTTCTTGTTATAACAAAAAAGGTTCCATTTTAGGAGAACACCATGCCTTCCATTGACACATCAGTAGAATTTGAAGTGATATGCGCAAGGTGTGGAGCTGGACTTTGCAATAATAGCGATGTACGGTATTCTCGTCAACGCGGCATGGCTCAAGTAACAGTAGAACCATGCCAGCATTGCCTTGATATAGAACATGATGAAGGTTACAAAGAGGGTATTGCGGATAGCGAATCAGATTAGATGTCTCCGGTAAGTTCAAACCCGCTCTTTTTGCCCGGCGTGATATATACCATAACCCCGCCTATTTCAACAGGAGGGTATCCGCCTCTTTCTGAATATGTGCTATCTGACGACATAGTATAAGTTTTAAGGAATGTGCCGCATATACAAAATAACTGTGGTTTAGCTATTAGTTTCCCGTTCGCCAAACCAAGTCTAGGAACTCTATCAATTTGTTTCTTATGGACGTGACCATACATATAAATATCCGCGTCCCAATGTCCTACATCTTTCTCGTATTTTGTTATATCCGAACCTCTTGTGCGCGAACCTCCACCCCATCCATGATGTGTTCTTGTGACAATACGCATACACCGTTTCTCATTATCCCTATCATAAACCGTAATACCAATTAAACTTGAATATCCCAAGTATGGTACATTAAGCATTGAGCATATTCTTTTGGCTGGATTGGTTCCACACTTCTTTGTAATTACTTGCTCGTGATTACCTTCTGACATTCCTATGATATTACTTGCGTATGGTTTCAAATAATCGTATGCGGTTTCAAGTTGCTCGTCTATGATAGCGTCACCAGTTGTACCGTCAACGCTTTTCTGGTATCGCTTGTCGGTTGTAACAACGGAGTCGGTTAAATCACCACCACCGATAAAAAATGTATCTTCAGGGTCATAATCTTTAGCGAGATATTCTTTGAATGCTTTTGTGTCGCAGGCCGTGTTACCAAGATGTACATCGAAGATAGGCTTGAGTTTGATTCGTTTACCATACGAGTAAGGCAATCTTGTGGTAAGCGTTATCATCCTGTATTTTCCCTCTGTTCGCCGGACTCATCGCGTTCAATGATTCCGATCATTCTGTCAAGATGCCACCTTGCTTTTCTGCAATCCTGAAGCATAGCCCCCTTGAACGGGGCACGTAGAGAGTATTTTAAAACCGTCGCAAAATGATAAGCAACAATACCTGATGTTATACCTGCGATAACATCTTCTATGATGTCAACTACTTCTACTTTCCCGCGGGTATAATGGGAAGGATGGTTTATAATATCATTAGCGGGATTGACTCCTACGTCTATTATATCGTTCATGTTCCACTCGTATGGTCTATGTGCTTGGTTGATATATTGTCTGATTTAACCTTTAAAATCCTATGGGGTGGATAATGCTCAAATACCTTTCCATCATTATGCCTGTAACCTGTTTTGATAATAGCATCGGCATGTTCTCTTACTTTTGATTCATCTTCAACTTCATAAGAAAATATCCGACCATCATCCATGTAAATATTAATTGTATTACTCATATATTATCTCCTTCCCCCATACTCTTGCCATTGTATATTCCTGATATGCGCCTTTTGATTTCTCCCAACCTTTCATCATGACAATAGCATCACACCGTCTTAATATTTCAATATCTCCTTCCATCCATGTGTTGTAATCGCATTTGTCGGTGTGGAACCATAACCCACCGAAGCAAGAAGTGTTGAGATGCGGGCAAATTACAGCGTGGTTTTGTTCCCAATAGCGAAGTGCAACCTTACCAGCCTTGTAAATATTCCATATCCTGCCAAATATTGTTTTAGCAGAATACTGGCCGCTTATATAGATAACTTTCTTCCTGTCTTTAGATAGCCATGCCATTATACAATACCCCGCCGAGTATTTTTACTGTATACTCAATATCTCAATACCGCAAAGTACTATATCAATCAGGTTATCTCTTTTTAATGTATGCCCTTTTTGTAGACGCGCTACAGCCTTTTCCATTTTTAACCTAATATCTTCAGACAATTCATTCATTGTGTGTTGCAGGTAGCTCCCATCCTCAACCTGTCTCGAAAGGAAAGTCCTGTAACATTCGTCAAATGCTTCGTTAAATGTTTCAATGTCTATTTCATTATCCATGTATTTATAACTGAAATCAAAACAGGCAATATTAGAATAGTTAGTATGGTTATGCCGCCTATTATTCTGTCTCGCCAAGATTCGAGTGCAGTTACCCTCCCATTTGTTTTTACCTGTTGATCGTGAACCTCATCTATTTTTTCTTTTACGTAGTCGAGTTTTGTATTTATCAATTCATATTCTTCTGCGCTCATATAATCATACCTCCTATTTTAAATATATGTTTTAAACTATGTATATGTCAAGGATTAAATTATCTAATGTCACCTATACGCCCAAATATAAATCCAGCAATCGCAAACGAAGCATCTATTAGAGCACCTTGTTTACCAGTACCAGACACATAGAAATCTACGAAGTGTCCTTTATTCCCATCCCATTTCAAAAGTACAATGGCTTTCTTGTTCGATGAATACTTGTCTGAATAATTTACAGGACTTCCCGTCACGTTCCATCTATATACCATTTCTCCCACATCGCGGCTATAACACATTGCGCTCATAACCCTGCTTGTTTTAGCCCACCACGGTTTACCCTGTTCCTGATATGTGGCGTAGCAAAACCATCCGGTTCCAATAAGGGATGCAGTCTGAAGGTAACGATAGGCGTGATAATCATCGGCACTGTTCGATAGATATTTACCACCATACTTTGCGCTCTCGATGAGTCCGGTTGTTCCCTGCGCTACACAAAAGGTAGTTATTAAGCCGTATTTTATGGCGCGGTCTTGCATCCATGAAGTGTGAACAACCTTACCGGCAGTTGTCTTTATCCCGCCCATAGTATCAGCACCGGCTCTACGCACTATTGCCAGAGATACGAACACCACTATCAAAACCGATACGATAAAAAATAGTATCTTGCTCCACATATAATTTATCCTTTCTATTTTAAGTTTTCCCATCTACTTCCAACAGCAATATTTTCATTTTATCCTCGTTATCTGATTGTATGGATTTACCAGTGTATATGTATCGTGTTTAGCTACCGGAACCACAGGATCATTATATGTGAATGACAGGTATGGTTCGAAACCTACCTCGGCAAGGCTTTCAAACACAATGTATTCATCATTTGTCGGAGCGGAGTTGTCGTAGTCTTCTTTACTTATGAGTGCAATCCATAATGTATCACCCTGAGCGGCGACAAGAGAATCTATTCCTGCCGCATTGAATACTATAGGATTCCACGTAGCATCTACAAAGTCGGTAGATGCATACGCATTATTGAGAATTGTTCCTGTGTGTGCCCCACCAGCGGTTCTTCCATCAAAAAGTATATAATCCGCTTTGTCCTGTATAGGGCGCATAGAATTAGCACCTATTATATATATACTAAAGTTTGTATCTGAATCATCTTCTCGTCCGTATACCCACAGCGTACACTCTGACGCAGATGACATTGTTGGAATTACAAATCTATTCCCGGCGCGGTAAAGCTGATAAGTAGCTCCAAGTTTGCGTTGCCCGACAACTTGGTATGCAGAACCTATCGCTGAAGATGTTTCGGTAGTATCTCGTGCCCCAACATAAGTTCCACTTGATGCAGATAAGTAGAAAGAGCCTTTTGCTGTAGCAATATCATTCTCAGCCCATGCTTGTCCACACAGGATCATAAGCACGAGAACCATTGTGAATCGTCTCATTGTTACAATCCTTTCTTATTTAAATCGTGGAGCAGACCAACACCATCTACCACCAGAAACCGATTTTGTGTATACAATAATTTCATATTCCTCATTTCTTGTGAATGCCGTAGATAGTACAAATGCTCTATGTTCCCATGTAGATGCTGCGGCGGTTGTAATCCAACCAGTAGAAAAAATAGTTCCACTTTGGCCTTTCATAACAATCATAACCGCACCACTATCTGCATTTGCATGAGTACCATCGAACCATAGATTAACCAGAAGTGAGTCTGGATTCAGTGCGCCTTCCGGCACAAATACAGTACTATATATACCTGTTTTCATGCTCGGAGAAGTTACACTATCCCAAGAGAAGTATCGCCTCCAATAAACACGCACACCGGTAGTATCACTCGCAGCACCGGCAGATGCAACCGAGTCAGTGCTAACAACAGTAAAGTCACCAATATCAACACCCCATAGAATTGCAGAGGATAGTTTCATGGTGTCAGCCAGAACCACTGCTGTGACAAATTTTCCAGTAGAATCAACATACGAAACGGTGTTCCCAAGACTACCTCTTAATACAAGTAGCGAATCATTTGAATTTTGCCCTCTACCTTCGATGATACCAGTAATTGTTACCTTCCCATTTGTGGTATTTTTTATAGTCTCGGCATTCTGAAGGATAATATCAGTCCCTATCGTTCCGGTAAGTCTGATGCCGTTTGTCATCGTTCCAGATGTATTCGAAACATGCAATCCGTCTGTAGCGGTTCCGGCAATAACGTTCAGCCGGAGAATATCATCTACCGTATTCCCCGCTCCGTTCTGATAGAAATCGGCAATCTGGGTAACACTCGTACCGGCGTAGGTATTCCAGTTAGCCGCCTGAAGGATGGTCACGGGATTCGTTGCGGATGTAGGTTTGTATGCGCCAGCCATCGAGAACCCGCCCACAACCATCTCGCCGGTTTGCACAATCATTGGCGCATCAATACTCATACCCGCTCCGAACGCACCAGCAGAAGCAACATCATCTGAAATAGAAGAGCGTATCTGCATCACCTGAACGGCGTTTTGTGCATTGCTCCCATCGGTATCTACCCGCAACCTCATTGCGGCTATGTCATACGGAGCAGATGTAGTACTGTGCATGTGAACCTGAAATGGAACAAAGTGCGCGGTCTGTGTGCCGACATCCACCTCATCATTCCACGTGCCATACGACAAAAGTGAATTATCCGCATCGGTCATTGCCGGAGTCATGCCTGCAAAATTTATAGTTTTTGCAGTGGAACCTGTCAGCGCAAGACCGCCCCTAAATATTGATGCTCCATTTGCAATCAGATACGATGTAAATGCGGCACTTTTAGCCTTTATAGAATCTCCTATGGTAGCATTTAAGGCAAATACATCGTATGTTGGAACACGCAATGGATTAACAAGGTCTGAACCAGAGATACTACCATTTTTAACATGTGTAGAATCAAACCTGCTTGATTGGTTCAGCGAGTCTGCTATTGAAGATTTTGCCAAATCCAATCCAGCCTCAACCGTACCATAATATATAGCATTTTGCGCATATACTATCTGTGGCGAAAATGCCATAATTAAGAATGCAAGTAAAAATATTATCTTCCGCATAGTTGCTTTGCAATGAATCATCTTAATGCCTCCGTGGGTATTTGTGTGGGTTGTAATTGTGTGTTTTTGCTTTTTCTCTTTAACCAAGACGCCTTTAGTGCTTCGGACATTTTTTTGCGAGTTTCATCTGAATGTTTATGTCCCATATGAGCTTCGCTCATATGTTTTCTTCCTTCTTCTGTTGGGGAACCATGCGGGTTAGGTTTTCCTTTTTTCGACGCAATCATTTTCCGCACAGATTCTTTCGAGGGTTTATGTCCCATATGAGCTTCACTTATTTTCTTTCTTGTTTCTAATGAATGTTTTTTACCTTTATGTATTTCGCTTGTTTTTTTCTTAGATACTTCTGAGCATTTTATCCCCATGTGTGATTCGCTTAACTTTTTTCTATGTTCTTCTGTTAGTTTTCTCCCCTTATTTGCCACACTTAGTTTTAGTCGGGTAGTTTCTGATACCACTCTTCCCTGTATCCCCCCGTTTCCACCAAGACAGATATTATACGTATTTTCTCTATTTACAAATTCATTATCAACTATTTCTGCCTCTAATTTATATACTTCTTTAAGCGAATTGCAGACTTGGAGTATGGTTTTCTTAAAATTATCTTTCCCGTGTTTTTTAATTGCTCGTTTTAAATGTTTACCAGAACCCAAATACCCATCGTCTAAATCGCCAGTACAGTGCACACCAATATAGATTTTACCATTCATAATGTTGGTAATTTGATATAAATAATAGAAATATTTCTTTTCTTCCATTGTATTTTCCCCGGCCAATAGATTTAAATAATTTCTATTAGCCGGGAATCCTTTCTTTATCGGTTTTCTCTCGGAGATATAACCGCCTTAACGTTTACTGTTAGAGAATCTGTCATTCGCGGAATCTCAATTCTCATATATCTAACGCTCGCAAGGTAGTCAAATGTGATAGAATATGTTCCTAAAGCAGTATAAGTTTTTGTATCATTTGTACTACTCACATTTACATATGTGCTGTCGTCCGATGAACTGCATAACTTCACATATAAAGTATCATTTACCATCAACCCAGAATTGTGTCTCGACGTGATCTTGATAAAGAATGTTATTTCTTTATGTAATGGTAGGCATTTTATAGATTCCAGTGTATCTGCGGCAACAAGTCGTGGGAATACTATTTCTTGGTAGGCATCCGCATACCGCGGCCCGTCAATCACAGCTTCACTCTGGTTCCACGCAAGAAC